TAATGGTTTATCGCATTTGTTCATTTTTTGCTCTCAACGCAATCTCACCGTTGAGCAAGCAAGACCTTTGATACGTATGATTTTACAAGGCGACGATAATCTTTTGCGCCATTCTGGAAAACGTATCAATTGGGTGAAGTACATGGCTAAGTTGGGTTTTGATAGTGAAGCTATCTACCGATCAGACTTCGATTCAGCGGAGTTCTGTTCTAGTCGTTTGTACGAAACTGATCAAGGTTACACTTTTGGTCCCAAACCCGGCAGGGTTTTGGTCAAATTGGGTTACCTCTCTGATCCACCCAAGGGGGTTTCTCAAGCAAGTATGATGAAAGGCATTTGTCTTGGCTTGATGACTACAGCGAGTTTTCTCCCCCCAATCAAAGCCGCACTGGACCGTATCCTCAAAATCTGTGGGGATGTCCGTGCGTACACGCAAATCAGGCGATTCACTCCTTTCGAAGAAGGATTGAAAATGAAGATCCAACATACCGGTGGTGTGTCTGTCATGCGCAATCTAGCTCTCAATTATGATTGGGACTATGGCGCTCAGAACACTTTGGAAAAATCGCTTGCGTGTCAGGAGTTTGGCATGAATTGGCATGGCATAACTCAATTGTTGTTTGACCGAGATATCAGTGGTCCGCAACAAATCTTCGGAGGTTGGGCTACTTGTGTAGCCTAGTGTTAACCTCAATTTTAAACCCTAGAGCAGGTCGCAGTTGTGTTGCGACCAGCAGCATCATTTCACTTACGAATGACAAAGTCCGCTTTCTTTGTACCTTTACACAAAGCTTTAAAATCGCTCAGAATACTCAATAATTTCTCAGCGTATCTGGTTCTGGTGGATGTGGCCTCGCCTGCCACCGCAACCATTTGAAATCACGTTTTTTACCGAATCGCGCTTGCAGGACAATCGTTTGAAATAATACCTGACCCACCATTTTTACTGCTACTTGAGTATCTTTCGTCTGCGAACACCACGCAGAAGTAGACGCAACGACTCATGCGGTATCAACGTGCGTAGCCAAGTTGATCAACTTTTTAACTTCTGTTTCGAAGCTTAAGTAACGTAACATTCGTACGTGCCGCCCATGTCGCATTTTCGCC